TAGCAAATGCAGTAGGCGATCTCGCCACAGCAACTATGACATTTCCTACCTCTGGTGCGACAACAAGAGCCACAAGTTAATCATGGGAACAATGATTATTACCATGTCAGATGGTACAAAGGTAGAAGTAAAAATTACACCAAAAGACATCATTGACTTTGAAAGAAAGTTTGATGTGCCTGTTTCACAATTACAGGTAGAACAAAGGTATGAATGGTTGCTTTATCTTGCATGGCTTTCAGCAAAAAGAGCAAATGGCATTACTGAAAACTACGATCAATGGATAAGTCTTGTTGATGACTTAGATTTATCAGGATCAAGTGATAACCCAAAAGCACAAGCAGTTTCGTAAAGCTAGTTGCACAGGTATCAGTTGCATTAGGTGTTTCGCCTAATGAAATTATGCAACTTGATATGCCTATGTTTGATGCTCTTGTAGATGCGTTAGAACAGCAGTATGAAAGTAAGTAGTTATGAGTAAAAAGCGAGATTTTGAAATAGATGCCTCTGAATTAAGAGAGCTACAACGAATATTAAAACTCTATGCTGATAAAGATGCTCAAAATGCTATGACTAGGGCAAATAGAGAAACTGCAAAAATTGTTAGAGATCAGGCACGAGAAAATGTTGCAAGACAACCTGTGCCTTTAGCTCGTAAAAGCTCTAAGGGTGTTACATCACAAGCAACAAGAACAACAGCAACTATTTCATGGAAAAAACAATGGACACCAAGACACCCAACATTAAACCTCGCAGAGTATGGATCAAAAAATTGGCAAGTTCCATTTCCACCTAACTCTCGTAGAGTAGGCGATGTTTTTTATATGCCACAAAGTAGAATGCAAAAGCGAGTAGGTAAAAAGTGGATCGGCAACCAACACACAGCAGGCGACAATCCTGATTGGTCTAGTTATGGCAAAAAAGGTTATGCGATAGCTGATGCAGTAGAGGATAAACGAGAGGAAGTTATTGAACTGCATGGCTCATTACTTCATCAACAGTTAGTAGATAGC